AAATTTATCATAGCTTGTTTCATTACAATAGCACCACTACCTTGTAGTAAGGTGTTAAGTGCAGCATGAGGACTTCTAACGTATATTTTTCTACCATCAATACCTTTTAAGAAACCTCTGTTGGCAGCTTGTTGTACTCTGTCACGTAAAGTTTTTAATGCTGGTAAGTTAGCAAAGAATCTTTGTTTCAACGCTTTACCTTTTTTCATATCACCATTAATTATCTTACCTATCTTAGCATCACCAGCACCATAAACTAAAGCATAGATAAATGTCTTAGCTTGGTCACGTGTCTTCAGTCCAGCAAGTTCTTGATTAGTTGTATGTATATCACCATTGACAACCTCTTCAATGTAATCAGCATCATTCATATAGTGAGCTAACATACGCAACTCTAAACCACTAGCATCAATACCAACTAACTTATAACCATCTGGTACAGTCCAACAAGCACGACACTCTTTACCATAAGGACTATGTATATTTGGAACTTGAGCCATGTTTGGACCTCGATGTGTCATCCTCCCTGTAATAGTACCATTAGGTATTACCTTACCATGCACTCTATCATCTTTAACTACATCAAGCCAAGATGATACTTGAGCTATACGTTTCTGATATAATAAGTAATCAGCAATTAGTTTAGCTTCTTTGATATGAGTAATCTTTTTAAGTGTACTCTCATCAACAATAGGTTGACCAGTAGGAGTAAACCTTTCTGGTTGCCAACCAAAGTCAATTAAGTATTCACCTATTTGTTTACGACTACCTAGATTAAACTCAACTAACTTCTTACGAGTAAAGGGTTGAAAGTTTTGTGTATTTAAACAATGCACATACTCCTCATCTGTAAGTCCTCGCTTACTAAGTTCACCATTCTTTTTAATGTAGGGTAAAACTTCTTTGTCATCAACCCATTTAGGTTTAAATGTTTTCTGTACCTCATCCTCTACATCTGCCATCTTTTGTTTCAATTCTGCTAACAAAGTCATAGCTTGTTTACCATCAAAGTAAAACCCATTCCTTTCTTGTTCAGCTATAATAGCAGTAGTCATTTGCTCTAAGTCAAAAGACTTCTTACTAAATCCTAGTCCTTCTTTTTGTAAGAACTTATATACAGCTTCATTAAGTTTAACATCCTGTACACAATAGTTTAACATTTGTGGTGTATAGTAATCAAACTCAGGTTGTTCTTGTTTAGGCATACCTAATCTATATCCCCAAGTCTTGAGACTATGTCCATTCTCTCTGACTGGATTGTAAAGTCTTGACATAACAAGAGTATCTATTACCTTACCTCGATACACAAAGTTATGTAATCTTTTAAGTATTTGTAAATCAAAACCTATAATGTTATGACCAATTAAAACTTTAGCACTATGTAATAAATCTAGTGCATCTTCAATTTGATTTGGTCCAAACTTATAGACTTTACCATCAATCTCTTTAGCTACAATACACCATATCCTAGTAGCATCAAGGTCATCAGTCTCTATATCAAAAATAAGATTCATTCGCAAAAGTCTCCTCTTCAGTTATTTCATGTAATCTACCAGTATCAATGTCATATTTTAAACTACAAGCCATACCAGTATCACCAGTATATCTTGACTTCAAGACTCTAACCTTAGTTATGTTAGCTTCCTCTGGATTCTCTGCTTGTTGATTTCTCTCTAATGCAATTACACAATCGGACAATTGTGCTATTCCTTGAGAACCTTTGAGGTGAGAAAGGGACACTTGTATTCCTTTTTCATGTCCTCTATCACCTTGAGCCCTACGTAAGTGTGATACCAGTATCATACCTACACCAGTCTCTTCAACTAAGCTACGCAATCTATTCATTAGCATATCAATACCACGTCTTTCATCACCTTCAGTTAGTACGTTGACAAGCATATGCAAGTGGTCAACTACAACCCAGTCACACTCACAACCAACAATAATATATCTCAGCTTAGAGAATATCTCATCAATGTCTGTCGCACCAAGATGGGCATGGATAAATACTCTACCTTTCTCAATAGCTTTGTCAAACAAAGTATGGAGTTCTTCCTCAGTATATTTACTACGTTTCTCTGATAAGTATATCCTATCGTTAGCTTCAATAGATACAATACCATCAGCAGTACGCAACCAGTTCTCCTCTAGTGCTATGATACCAACATTATCTTGGGTATTCTTGATAAGATGATGCTCAAGTTCTCTAGTCACACTAGACTTACCTAGTCCTGTACCACCTGTCAAGGTGACTAACTCACCCTTACGCATACCATAGAGTTTCTTATTCAGTCCCTCCCAAGGATAGGCAATGCTTTCTTTCTCTTCTCTGTGTAGCCACTCATCCTTCTTACTGGATAGTTCCATGATACCAGAGGGAGTATAAGTCTTTGCCTCCCACCAAGCAGTAGAGAACTCTTGGAACTTCTTCTTAGCTAACATCTCGTTAGCATCTTTGTAACCATTGGGTAAGTTTATTATCTTTGCTTTACTTGGCTTGAGTATTCTTGCAACCTGTCTAGCAGATTCAATCCCAGCTTTGTCATTGTCAAAACAAAGAACAACATTATCAAATGATTCTACAAACTCAATGCTCTCTCGTATATCTTTAACAGCAGATGAAGCTCCACGTTTAATAGATACTACACTAGACTTACCTTGCATGAGTTCATAGACTGCCATTGCATCACACTCACCTTCAGTTATGGTTAAATACTTACCACCTTTGTTGCGATACAGTTGCTCACCGAACAACCCTGTTCCTTCAAACGTACCGTTGCATGAAAAGTTCTTGTTGTCTACGTACCTAGTCTTGGTTGCAACTATCTCACTTCCATTATGAAACGGATAGATATGTTGCTTGACTTGACCAGCATGGTCTTTGACAACCTTCACACCAAACTTCCTTGCAGTTTGTTCTGATATATTCCTATCAGTCAATGGTGCATATACTCCTGTGTATGAGTTCAAGAATGATGTCTCTGGTTGTTTCATGGGTACAATAGTGTTAGTATTTGTACTCATATCATCTGCTTTGTCATAGTCTGGAATGAAAGCATTACAGCTAAAACATTTAGCAGACCCATCAGCATTCAAAGAAACAGCATCACTACTATCACACTTAGGACAGGGTAGCTTATGTTTAATAAATTTTGTATTCAATTCTATCTCCTATAAAAAAGGTGAGGTTAGTCACGTGGTGGTTTAGTTCTCATTCGTGTTTCATACTTAACCTAGTTTTGTATAGGACTCCATCGTCAATATATACTCAAGGATTTTACAAAGTCTCACTCCTAACCTCGTTGTCGTTAAGAGTCTTCTTCTACTGAAGCTTCCTCTTCACTATCTTCCTCAATCAATGCATCATCTGTTAGATGTTCTTGCATTTGACCATTGAAGTTTTGAACTGCTGCATCAAGCACAGCAATTCGTCTACGCAAGTTGTTGACCTCATTGGTGCATTCAACTATTACATTGAACAAACCTTGAGCATCTTGCGAAAGTTGTAGCACATCATACACTCCATTATCTGTTTTGTATGTGACTTGTGGATTATTGTCAGTCATAATTAAAACTCCTCGTTGTCATCAAAAAATTCAGAGCCATCCTCTGCTTTATATTCCACTAGCTCTATGACTTGAACACCCTGTAGGTCAAGGCTTTTGCCAGTCTTACCAGCATACTCCCATTCAAATTCACTACATTGTACTCTTACCTTAGAGCCATTACCAACAGCTAGATTAATGTCTTGCTTGTTAGCATCAAGTAATCTGGGTGCATTCCTAATCATACCATTAGGACCATTCACCTTTCGCTTGATAACTAAAGCAGGACCTTCATCCATCTGCTTTACTGTGTGTCCACGACTAGCAAAGTCATCTGCTGTCGCTTGGTCAACAACAAGGTTGACTGTATACACAGGTTCAAAAGTCGTATTAGGTGTCTTAATACTTGCCCAATACGCAGTTCCTTCTACTATCATATTTACCTCCTATGATTAAGTTTGAAGTTGTTAAAGTTAGTGAGAGTGTTGAGCCAACTACTCTCGGAGTTGTGGTTAGAACCAAACCTACTAATACTTGGAGATAGAGGGCTTGTTCGGTTGCTCAAGATACTGAATTGTATCATACTTGCTCCTCTTTGTCAAGTAATATTTCATCTAAATATGCTAAGTTTATATCCTTATCTAGTATCTCCACTATAAAACTGTCACCATCATATGTCACACTATGATTGATATTGATGTTAGCTTTTCTTTTTATCTCATCAACAGATTCAACAAACTCTGCATACTCTTGTTTATTCATTGTTGCTTTCATTATGCCTCCTTGTCTATATCCCACTTAACTATATTCTTTTTGCTAGTAAAGAGTTTTCTTATTCTTTCTTGTTCTTTTAAATGTAGATACCACTTAGCACCATCTCTCTCTGCATCTCTGAATACTGCATTAGTAAAGACAACAGGAATTAAAACTGTTAAGTGAACTATCACACTTGTCATAATATCATAACCCAACCAACCCATATAAAAGATAGCAACAAAACCAAAGTAAGCACTCCACATGGTAAACAACACCAACATAAAGTAAGATTGGATTGATGGGTCTGGAATAAATCGCAATGGATTATACTTAGCATTCATTACTAAGTTCCAACACTCATTCACCCAATAAAAAAATCTTTTAATCATCTTGATTATCCCTTACAATTAATAGTGTAGCTATCAAACAAGCCATCATAAAAGTAAACACTATGATTATGCCAAACATATTACTCATCATCATCAAGTCCTTCAATAATTAAATGGTCTTTCATCCACTCTTTAGATACTCCATCTTTCTCTAGTTTTTCTTTTATTAGTTTTTCAAAGTCTTTCATCTTCCTTGTCCTCGATATTTTTTATAAGTTCGCTTTTTGTTTTTGTTCATAGTAGACATTGCTATTTTAATACGTCTACCACGCCCTCCTATGCCCTGTGAGGAACTCTTTTTCACATGGTCTATAGTTTGTATTGTCTTGCCTCTTACTGCCATTCTTCCTTGTCCTTCTTACGTTTGTCTGTATACTCAGTTAACCTTCTGCCACTCTTAAATCCTGTAGTTATGGAGACTAACTTACCTTTGTCATACTTAGCCTCCATAAAACTCCACTCTTTATCAAGTCCTTCTTCCTCTAATTCTTTTTTTCTTTGCAAAACTTTATACTTGTATTGTGTCATAATGCTGTGTAGTCTATCATACTATTGTGACAATTCCATGACTTTTATGTGACAATTGTGTGACAATTTATCTTTCATAAATATAAACATCCCACTTTACTGCATCTGCCAATGGGCAAAAAGGTATAATCCTATGATTATAATTAGGATTATTTTTACCCCAACGACCTTGACATTTTACATAGTGTTTTTTTCTACTATGTCTATTCAAAAGACTTACACTATCTCTGACATCTTGTAGTCTACCAAGCTGTTCAAGTATCTTATCGCTTCTTTTATCAACTGTCATTACATAACATTTAGTTCTCATATTCTATCTCCTTCTAATAATAAACCTTTGGCTACTAAATGAGCCACCTCTTCCATGATACATTGATGAATAAAACCTTCCTTACTGTCTACACCTTCATAGTCTCTGACAATCGCATAGACTTTATCAACCAACATATCAAGTCTTTCTTTTGATAGCATTCTCAAGAACTCAAAGTCTCGAACTGCTACCTCCTCTATTCTACTGTATAAACTCATACTCATTCTACCTCCTCAGTATCTAATTCATCTACTAAATCCCATACATCAT